TGACGGAACCGCTGCTTGTATTTGGTGAAATCCAAATCAAGACGGAGGGTGTCATCACTTACTATGGCGATGCCGAAATCGGTGTAACAATCTACATCCATGCTATCGGACCGGCAAATAACATTAACATCTACAATACGGAAACCAGAGAAGTCATGAAGATCGATACTGGGAAGCTCCAAAAGCTGACTGGAAAGGGTATCGTCGCAAGTGATGATATCGTCATTAACACCTCAAAGGGCGATAAGAGCATTACTCTGATTCGTGAAGGCGTTTCGTACAACATCCTGAACTGTTTGGATAAGAATACCGACTGGTTTACCTTAGCAAAAGGCGATAACATTTTCGCCTTTACTGCTGATAGCGGTGTTACGAATCTTCAGTTCAGAATTGAAAACAAAGTAATCTATGAGGGGGTATAACTATGGAGCTTTTGGTCTTAAACACCGACTTTGAGTCCATAGCCGTCATAGATACTTACGAATCCATGATATGGACTGACCGGTATAATTCGTATGGAGATTTCGAGATATTCTTCGCTATGGATACACAACTCTTGCAGTATTTGAAAGAGGATTACTATCTGTGGCTGAAGGATTCGGAGCACTGTATGATTATTGAGGACATCAAGATCAATGCCGACACAGAAGAAGGAAATCATCTTATCGTCACAGGCAGATCGTTGGAGTCTATTCTTGAACGCCGCATCATCTGGGGGCAGCGAATCTTTAATGGAAATCTTCAAAATGGCATCCAGACGATGTTGAATGAGTGCATCATTTCACCGTCTATTGCCGATCGAAAGATTTCCAACTTTGTGTTCGTGCCTTCTACTGATCCTAAAATCACAAGTCTGAAAATCGACAACCAATACACAGGTGACTGCCTGTACGATGTCGTCAAAGGACTTTGTGAGGAAAACAATATAGGGTTCAAGATCGTACTGACAGATGAAAACAAGTTTGCATTCAGTCTGTATGCCGGCGTTGATCGCTCTTATGAGCAGACAGAAAATCCGTATGTTGTTTTCTCTCCAAACTTTGAGAACATCATCAACAGCAACTATTATTCATCCAGAGCGAGTTTTCGAAATGTGACTCTGGTCGCAGGAGAAGGTGAAGGGGCAGCAAGGCGAACTGCTATCGTTGGCTCAGCCTCAGGGCTTGGTCGGCGTGAGCTTTTTACAGATGCTCGTGACATCTCATCCGATACTGAGGACGGGACTCTTTCTGATGCAGAATATATGGCGCAGCTTCGGACAAAAGGTTTGAAGAATCTGGCAGACCATATTGTAACCACTGCATTCGAAGGAGAGGTTGAAGTTACTCGACTTTTCAAATACGGCGAGGACTTCTTTATCGGAGACATCGTTCAAATCGCCAATGAATATGGCAATGAGGGATCAGCTTACATTTCAGAGCTGGTCATCTCAAACAGTGAGGAAGGATTGTCAATTTATCCGACCTTCAAAACTATTTCAAAGTAAGGAGGGAGAAACTGAATGAGCGTATCAAGCGGATTTTTCAATTCACTCAACGGTGACCGCAAATACGATGCTGCACAGATGTCAGCTATCTTTGATGGACTCATCATCGATGGTGTATTTGCTTCTATCGGAACCGCTTTTGCTGTGAAGGCGGCAGGCGGTCTTACCGTGAATGTCGGTATCGGCAAAGCCTGGTTCGACCATACATGGACAGTCAACGACAGCATCCTGCCGATGACTGCCCCGGAAGCAGAAGTGCTTCTTGATCGCATCGATGCTGTGGTTCTGGAAGTAAACGGAACTGAGTCGGTGCGTGAGAACACCATCAAATTTGTCAAGGGTAATCCGTCCAGCGCACCGTCGAGACCGACTTTGACGAACGAGGGAAATGTCCATCAGTACCCTCTCTGTTATATTTACAGAAAGTACGGCACTGCGGTCATTAACCAAGCTGACATTACCCCTATGGTTGGCACAGAATCTACTCCATTTGTAACTGGCATTCTTCAGACGATCAGTCTGGACGAGTTGCTTGGCAAATGGCAGGATGAGCTTGATCGGTTTACTGATGCACGATCTCAGGAAGTCGATGACTGGATTGCTCAGGAGGAAAGCGATTTCACGGCTTGGTTCAATAAAATGAAAGCGGACCTCCAACAGGAGCAGACCGTTCTTGACCAGTGGATCGCATCTGAACAGGCTGATTTTCTTGCCTGGTATAACCAGATGAAAGACCAGCTCAGCGGTGATGTCGCAGGAAATTTACAACTTGAGATCGACAAGGAAGAAGTCAAACGGATTTTGCTGGTTGGCTTCGAAGACGGAACCAAAGAGTTTTCGGACGACGGTACGGTTATCACTTCTACTGCAAGTGACGGCAGAACTTTGACGAAGACTTTCTCTGACGGATTCCTGACAATGACAAATGTGCTGAAAAGTGCAGCTGGAGCAGAAGTGGCGAGAGCCGTCAAAACTTTTGACTCCGATGGCAAGCTTATCAGCACCGTTGTAACTTATTCTTAAAGCGAAAGGAGAATAATCAAAATGGCAGAAGAAGATCTGATTTTCGGTAAAAACCGACATTTCTTTGGCGGCATTGAGCCGTCCAATATGCTGGCATTCAGCGTGGCTGTTGAGAGTGGCGTTGTGAAAGTCACAGCAACACTTCCTAACGACACGGTCGTGAACAACCAGACACTCTGCACCGTGGAAGGTGCGATTATCCGGAGGAAGACAACCGATTATCCTAAGGACGAGTTCGATGGTGATCTGGTCGCCAACATCAAAGCGTCCACTGTCTTCGCAGATAGTGGTGCATCTCCTACCGGAACTTACTACTATGCAGCATTCCCTTATACCACTCAGGGTGTGTATAACCGAAACAAGGCTAACCGTGTAGTCGTTAATGAACCGGAGCCGATGCAGGAGTTTTCCGCTAAGTCGGTGTATGTCTCAGCGTCTGATACCGTTAAGGTAGAAATTACGGCGAAGCTTCCGAGTGGCGTTGCAGGTGCAGTTATCCGCAGGAGCACTACTGGTTATCCAACCAGTGAAACGGAGGGCGAACTGTTCAAGAACATCACTGCAAACGGCACTTATACAGATACTAATGTGACGGTCGGCGTGGTATATTACTATTCCGCATTCCCTTACACCAGTACCGGTGCCTATAATCGCAGCGAGGCGAACCGAACCAGTGTTACCCCGAAGAAGAGAGATTATCTGTTTGGTTACGATCTGGTGAAAGCGACTTCCAGCCCTACCGGACGAGTAACTTATCCTTCTGATGTGGATAATGCGGCATTTACTCCGGCAGCTATGAATTTCAGCACCGGTAAGTTCAACTATGGTGGTTGGGCGTTTGATCCTGGTGAAAAGTTCATGCCTCGTCCTTGTATGCTGACTTATGCAGGTGTTGTAGATCACTATCTCAATCCTAACGACTATACCAAGAAGGTCGACGGCACCACATCCAAGGTTACGGATACTTCTTTCGGCGGCAACGCCATGATGGAATGGCCGAAGATCTATACAAAGCGTTGGGAATCGAATGGTGTTTACCATTTCCGCTGCTCCGATATTCCTCAGGACGATACTTGGGATTGCTGGTGTAACTATGACCGTAATAACAACCAGATCAATCATTTCTATACCCCCATCTATTTCGGTTCTCTGGTTTCCGGTAAGCTGCGTTCTATCAGCGGTGCAGCTAACAGCGTAAATACCACGGCGGCTAACGAAATCGCCTATGCTAAGGCAAACGGCAATGACTGGTATACCGAGGTGCTGGCTGACAGACTGCTGCTCCAGGATCTGCTGGTTATGATGGCTCGTTCTACTGAGTGCCAGACTGCATTTGGCTACGGACGGTGCAAGAGTTCCAATAGCAATGCTATTGCCCCCGGTACGATGAACACCAAGGGTATGTTCTGGGGTTCCAATGATCAGACTTCCGGCGTGAAGGTCTTCGGTATGGAGAATGTCTGGGGTAACCTGTGGCGTCGTACTGCCGGTTGGATCAACGCCAATGGTACGCAGAAGGTCAAGCTTACTCGTGGTACTCACGATGGTTCTACTGCAATCGACTACAACACAGACGGAAACGGTTATAAGACGATCGCAAATGCTACCCCGGCTGGTTCTTCCGGTGGCTACATCAGCAGCATGAAGACGGAAGCATTCGGACGGCTGCCTGTTACTGCAAGCGGTTCGAGCAGCACTTATGAGGCTGACGGCATGTGGTACAATAACAGCCAGGTCAATTATGCGTGTGTCGGCGGCCGCTGGGGCAATGACCTTTTGGTCGGTCCTTTCTGCGCTACTCTGGACGATGCGGCGTCCAGTTCGTACTCGGCCTATGGCGCGGCTCTCTCTTGTAAACCGCTTGCTGCTGCGTAAGCAGCGAGGAGAGGACGGGAGAACCTTAGGTTCGCCGGGTAAACGAAAACAATTAAATATTAGGGGTATACACTGCGCCCAGCGCGTATGTCGGCGGCAACTGGAACAATGACCTTATGGTCGGTCCTTTCTACGCTAATCTGAACAATACGGCGTCCAATTCGAACTCGAACAATGGCGCGGCTCTATCTTATCCATAAGAAGCTCTCTATAATGCAGTGTATGCCGCCATTTTGAAATGGCAAGAGATATCCGCATCTCTTCCTCACCACTTGGTGAAAATTAACTCGGTGCAAGCATCTGTGAGTAGCTGAGAACAAGTCGAAAGCGGATGAGAGGATAAGAGAGAACATGAAATCCTATAACCACTTGTACGAAAAAACAATATCCGAAACGAACCGACGGTACGCTCTGTCTCAAGCAAAGCACAGCAAGAGATTCCGTAAAATCATGAAACACCGGCACATGTCTGACGATGCCGCAGTTGAACAATCCTTAGACTGGATAGTCAACTACGAAAACGCCGAGCATGTGCCGGTTTACATTTATGATGGGATTACTCGCAAGGAGCGCACTATTATTGTCCCTACGATGGAAGAGCTGCTTGTTCAGCATTGCATCGTAAATGCCATGAAGCCGATGTTCTGCAAGGGAATGTACGAACACAGCTATGCCAGTCTTCCGGGCAGAGGTGCCCATAAAGGAAAGCAGGTAATTGAGAAGTGGATCAGGACTGACCCGAAGAATTGTAAGTATGTCCTCAAAATGGATATTCGTCATTTCTTCGATACTATTCCACACGATCGTTTGAAAGCCAAGTTGAAGAAGACCGTTCATGATGAAAAGATGCTGGATTTACTATTTCGCATTATTGATGTCACAGAGGTTGGTATTCCACTTGGCTTTTATACTTCTCAATGGCTTTCTAACTGGTATTTGCAGGGTTTAGATCATTTCATCAAGGAGCAGCTCTGTGCCGTGCACTATATGCGCTACATGGATGACATGGTCGTTTTCGGAAGCAACAAGAGGGTTTTGCACCGCATGAGGCAAGCAATTTCCGATTATCTGGAAATGGAGCTTGGCTTGGAACTTAAAGCGAATCGGCAAGTCTTTCGCTTTTCCTATGGCAACAACCAGGGGCGTGACCTGGACTTCATGGGCTTTCGCTTTTATCGTAATCGAACGATTCTTCGAAAATCCATTATGTACAAGGCCACGAGAAAAGCTCGCAAAATCTCCAAAAAGGAGAAAGCAACCATACTTGATGCTCGTCAAATGTTGTCTTATCTTGGGTGGATCGACTGCACCGATACCTATTTGATGTATCGGAAGTGGATAAAACCATGTGTTAGCTTCCAGCAATTGAAGCGAAAAGTTTCACGATATGACAAATACGATGAGAAGCGGGTATATCAAAAACTCGTCAGTCTTTACACTGCGAAAGGAGGAAAGTCGCATGGAGTTAAATTACAAATATGCCGAGAGCACAGTCCAACCGACTGCACTTGAGGTTACTGTTGGAACCGTATATCTCCGCAAGGACATTACGAGTATTACACGAACTTCAGAACAGGGCGATAAAACCACTTACTGGACTTATCAGGAAGCGGCGTTGACCCCTCAGGAGTTCAATGAATACACCAATCTGCTTATGGCTGAAAACGCCATTAAAGGTACAAATGATTCGGACAACATTGTTCAGATCATGGCAGGTCAGGAAACTGGAGATTCCCAGCAGCTTGCTATCATGGAAGCAATTGCTGATCTGTACGATGCCGTCGCAGCAATGATTCCTGAATGAGGAGGTAGCAAAAATGGTCAATCTTTACGCCACGCTTATCATCAATAAGCGTAGAACCTTCGACCAGGTGCCTGAAAAATTTAAGGCAGATGTCGAGGCAAAATTGTTAGAATATGGCTACGATACCAACGGCGATCTTATCGCTGAGGAGGAGTAACCATGTTTTATATTTTATCCAAAATTTTGATAGGAGGTAACAACATGGTAGCACTGTATGTCGCACTCATCATCGCAGGTCGTCGGACCTTTAATCAGGTTCCGGCGAAGTTCAAGGCTGCTGTCAAGGCTGATCTGGAAGCTCTCGGTCTTGACGAAAATGGTAATCCTGTGGATTAACCGAAATTGGCAGGGAGTCTACTTTGCGGTGGGCTCCCTCGCCTAATTAAAAGAGGTTTGGGGTGATATTTCCTACAAGCTTCTTAATTCATTTATGACTTCAAGGAGGATGATACATGGAAATGGAACCCTGGCTGCAAACGCTATTAACCATTTTGGGGACGATACTTGCTTCTTCTGGATTTTGGGCATATATCCAAGAGCGAAGCAAACGAAAAGCTGCTGAGAATAAGCACAACAATCTTGAAACGCAAATGCTCATTGGTTTGGCTCATGATCGCATTATCTATCTCGGTATGGCCTACATCGAGAGGGGCTACATTACACAGGACGAGTATGAGA